CCCGTCTGATGATCGGCGCTGGTTTGTCATCTGGACGTCGGCGCCCCGTATGACCGAAGCGGAATCGAGCGCGCTTTGGGCGTGGTATATGGCCGGCGGGCGTGAGGCCGTGGCCGGCTGGCTGCGCGCCCGTGATGTCTCGGCGTTCGAACCTGGCGCCACGCCTATGGTGACCGAAGCCAAGCGGATGATGACCGAGGCGGGCATGTCACCCGTGGAATCCTACCTTCTGGAGCTTATCAGGGGCCGCATAGGCGAGTTTTCCTCGGGCGTGGTGTCAGCCCCCTGGCAAGAGCTTTGCGGCCGTCTGAGCGCTCTTGCGCCGTCTGGCGCGAGGGTGCCTGTATCGGCACTATTTCACGCGCTGGCCGAGGGCGGATGGTTGGATTGCGGAATGTGTCACTCGCGCGAACATCCGACGAAACGTCATCTGTACTGCGCGCCTGATCTTGCGGAGCTTGGCAAGGCGGAACTGAGGCGCTTGTCGGAGCGCCCGCCGGGTGGTGGCGCTTTGCGCGCCGTCAAATAAAAAAGGGCGCCTACGGGCGCCCTTGTTGTTTATGGGAAGGGTTAGAGTCTGAGCGCGACCGCGAGCACCGCGACTAGCAGACCGATCAGGATGGCCGCTGTCATTCGATTTCGCGCGCTAGTTCAAAGTAGAGCATTGACCCGTCAGGCGCGCGGACCTTGACGGGATCAAGGGCCATGTCGAGCGCGTCCGCGATCGACTCATCAATGAACCCGTCAGGGTAGCCAGCGCCAATGAATTTGGCGTGCGGAGGGATGTCTGCAAAGCGGATAGTTTTCATGATGACAATCCAAAAAAGAGCGCGCATCCGAGCGCGATACCGGCGCCAATGAAAATAGCCCATTCGATAAGGTTTTGAGGCATGTCAGGCTCCGACGGTTTGCCGAGCGAGCGCCCACGCTTCACGCTCAGTGATTTGACGCATGGCGAGCGCGCGTAGGATGTCGCTCGGCAAAGTTGAAAGATCGGGCATGGGCGCCCCGTCCGGATATCGGCACTTATGCCGATCAAAACCGATTGACGTGCGGGCGGTATATAAACAACGAACACACTGATGACGCATGGTTTAGGCTCCTACATATTTGACGGTGGCGCCGCGGCCATGAGCGCGGCGAAGAGCGCGCATGCGATCGGCGACCAACTTGCGGATTGCCAGCGAGCGCGCGGTGCGGTGCGCGGGTAGCAGACGAAAGTGCAACAGCGGGCTATCGCCGATAGTCGCATGCGCAGCGAGCGGGTCAAGGCCGACTAGGCGCGACAGTTCGCGCGCCGTGGTAACTTGCACCCGATAAACGGGGCGATTTAACCATTCTTCAAAGGTCATCACTTGCTCTCCTGCATGGCGTGAATACGCGCGACGATACCTTCCAATTCGCAATCGTAGGCGGTGAAAACAATCCCGCCGCCGAATGATTTATTGTGAAACTTGCGCCCGCCCAGCTTGTTCGCCCACTTCACCGCGCGAGCGTACCGCTCTGATATTGTCATGTTGACGCGCGCATGGAATCGGGTGTTGAAGGTTTCAAGGTCTGTAAAGTGACAGACATGGCGCGGATTACCATTGACGTCATTCTTGACGCGGGTCCATTCGATTTGATGCTCTTGCATGGTGTCAGTCTCCAAGGGTTGATGGTCAGGCGAGTTCAGTCTGGACATGCAAATACTGAGAATGCGTGTCGTCGTCCCAATGGTCGATGAAGCAACATGTCGCGCCAGAGCGCGAATCGTATCGGCCGCCACCGACTGAGCGGAAGCCGAGCCCCGAATCACGATTGATGCAAATCAGCGCGCCGCGCTCAGACTTGGCGCGCACCTTGTGGCGTGTCACCCATGAATAGTTCGCTTCGCCGCCGAAGGTATCGGTGATCTCAATGAAAAAATAGGCCATGTCAGTGTCTCCAAAAGAGGCGCGCCCGTAGGCGCGCGGGTTGATGATTAGACAATCCAGTTAGGCGAGCGGGTCAGCCCGTGCGCAGCTGCGATCGCTGCAATCTCGCGTTGTTGCGCAGCTCGCATCGCGGAACGGTGCAAAGCGGACAGCACGCGCGCGGCGTAGTCAGCGCCGAGGATCGGCAGGCGCGAAAGTGTGGTGTTGACGGTAGTGGTTTGGTGCTTGGTCATGGTGTCAGTCTCCAGGTTGTTGACGCGATCCCGCGAGCGCATGGGTGCATTCTGCAACAAGTCTTGTTGCGTTGTCAAGCGGTGCTCTAAAGTTTGTTTCGCTTTTCACTACCCCACACAAGACTTGTTGCGGGCTGCGACAAGTCTTAGGGCATGGGCAGGTTAGGGCGCGCGTGGGCTAGGGGCGTGGGCGGCGCTGGATATAGGCGCCCCCCTAGGGTGGGGTACTGTGGGGTAATAGGTAGTATCTTAAAAATGTTTTGTGTTTATACTGTATATATATACAGTAGTGTAAATTATAGGGACTTTTTTTAGGGGGGTGCCCCAACTACCCCAACTACCCCACGGCACCGCGCCCGCAGCCCCACGCCCGCAGCCGGGTGCTGTGGGGTACCCCATGCAAAACGTAAAACCAATCAGGCATTGGGCTACCCCACGCTGCCCACGTTTACGCGGCCAGGTGATACCAGGCGAGCGCCTGTCGATCCGTGGGGCACTACCCCACGCCACCCCACGGACTGCCGGTTGACGGGGCACTACCCCACGCCACCCGGCGAGGCAGGCGGGCAGGCGGGCAGGCGGGCAGGCGGGCAGGCGGGCTGGCGGGCAGGCGGGCAGGCGGATCGGGGCCGCGTGGGCGAGAGCCCCCGGTGAGGGCCGGCGACCGGGCCGGTCAAAAACGGAGGGGTCGCACAAATTTTTTTGCAAAATGCTATAATTATTTGCAACACTATTTGCAGCACACCATCTGGCCATGACCTTCCAATCCTTGCCGCTTACCGCGCGCAAACTAGAGGCGACTGAGGCGCGCTTGCAGCGCATCTACGAAGCTGCCAAGTTGGGTCTAAAAGGTGACTCGCTGGCGTTGAAAGCCGGCATGTTGCCGACCGAGTATCGGCGTCTGTGCGAGATGGACCCGATTGCTGAGATGGCAGAACAGAAAGGGCGCGCTGACGCAGAAGGGGCGCTTGCGGCTGTTATGATGGACGCAGCTATGTCAGGCGACACCAAAGCGGCGCTGGAGATTCTTCGTCACCGACACGATTGGGTGGCTAAGCAGCAGGTGCAGATCGACGTAGCGCAGCAGATCAGCGTAATATCGGCGCTTGAGAAAGCAGAGCAACGCGTCATTGACGTGCAGGTAACAGAACGACTGGAGCCAACACTTGCAGCAGCCGATCTACAACGCCTCTGATGAAATGCTCTTGATGACGCGGCTCTGGCAGCCGCGCATCAAAGACGACCCGGAAGCGTTTGTAAACTTTGCGTTCCCGTGGGGGCAGCACGGCACGCCACTGGCCAACTACAAAGGCCCGCGCAAGTGGCAGCGTCAGGTGCTGCGGAAGATTACGCAGCACATCAAAGACAACGGCGGCAAAGTTGACTATAACGTCTTCCGGCTGGCGGTCGCGTCAGGCCGGGGGATCGGTAAGTCTGCGCTAGTGTCATGGCTTGTGCTGTGGATGCTTTCGACGCGCATAGGATCCACGACGATCGTGTCGGCCAACAGTGAGGCGCAGCTCCGCAGTATCACCTGGTCAGAGATCACCAAGTGGCTGGCAATGATGATCAACAGCCATTGGTTTGAGATCAGCGCGACCAAAGTCGCGCCGGCTAAGTGGCTGGCGGAGATCGTCGAACGGGACTTGAAGAAAGGCACGCGCTTCTGGTCCATCGAAGGGCGTCTGTGGTCGGAAGAGAACCCGGACGCTTACGCCGGTCTGCACAACCTGGACGGCGTGTGTCTGATCTTCGATGAGGCGTCAGGTATTCCAGACTCTATCTGGCAAGTGGCCGCCGGCTTCTTTACAGAAAACACGCCGCACAGGTTCTGGTTTGCTTTCTCCAATCCGCGCCGCAATCAAGGCTACTTCTTTGAGTGCTTCAACTCCAAGCGCGACTTCTGGTCGACAGAAAACATTGACGCCCGCGACGTCGAAGACACCGACAAGCAGGTCTACGAGCAGATCATCGCGGAGTACGGCGAAGACTCGATACAGGCCAAGGTCGAGGTGTACGGCGAATTCCCCAGCGCGGGCGACGACCAGTTCATCGGACCCGCGCTGGTCGATCAGGCGTTTGGCCGGCCCAAGCACAAAGACGAGACAGCGCCAATTGTGATCGGCATCGACCCAGCCAGGTCGGGCGGTGACTCGACGGTCATCGCGGTGCGCCAAGGGCGTGACATCATCGCAATCAAGCGGTACCGGGGCGATGATACGATGACGACTGTGGGGCACGTCATCGACGCGATCGAGGAGTACAAACCGACGCTGACGGTGATTGACGAGGGTGGGTTGGGGTACGGCATACTTGACCGGCTGGTCGAACAGCGGTATAAGGTGCGTGGGGTCAACTTTGGCTGGAAAGCCAAGAACCAAGTGATGTGGGGTAACAAGCGCGCTGAGCTGTGGGGCGCGCTGCGGGACTGGTTAAGAACCGCGTCGATCGCGCCAGACAGGCAACTAAAGGCGGATCTGACCGGGCCTAAGACCAAACCCGACTCAAGCGGTACGATCTTCTTGGAGAGCAAGAAGGATATGAAAGCCAGGGGTCTAGCTTCTCCTGACGCCGCCGATGCGATCGCGGTGACGTTCGCATTTCCAGTCGCCTCCCGCGAACCCCGCGCAGCCATGCCCCGCCGCCACTACAGCGACCGCACCGCAGGCGCAACCGGCTGGATGGGCGCATGAGCAAGAAGTCTGTCAGCCTGTCAGTGGGACGCGGCGAGAAGCTGCCGACCAAACAAGGCGCGGGGCTGACGGCCAAGGGGCGTGAAAAATACAATCGCGCGACCGGCAGCAATCTAAAAGCGCCCGCGCCCAATCCCAAGACAGAAGCAGACAAGGGGCGCAAGGCGAGCTTCTGCGCGCGTATGGCTCCAATTGCAGCTAAAGCTGGCGAAGGCAGCCGTGCTAAGGCGTCAATGAAACGATGGAAGTGCTGATATGAAACCAGGTCTTTACAGTAACATCAACGCCAAACGCGAGCGCATCAAAGCCGGGTCTGGCGAGAAGATGAGGAAACCCGGCGCTCCGGGCGCACCCACCGCCAAAGCGTTCAAAGAAAGCGCTAAAACAGCCAAAAAGAAATAGCCATGCCACTCGTCAAGTCGCCCAGCAAAGCCGCCTTCCGCAAGAACGTAGCGGCTGAAGTCAAGGCCGGTAAGCCCGTAAAACAGGCTGTGGCCATTGCGTACTCCACCAAACGGCAAGCCGCCAAGAAGAAATAATGGCCTACGACCCGACAGGCATCATTGGCGCGGCAGAAGTCTCGGATGTAGGCGGCGCGCCGGACAAGGACACTGCGCATAAGCTGTCGCAGATGCGCAGTCGCTTCAAGATGGCGGTGGCCGCGTACAGCGACACGCGAGAAGACCAGTTGGACGACCTGCGGTTTATGGCAGGCTCGTCCGACAACCACTATCAGTGGCCAGCGGATGTGCTGTCAGTACGAGGGTCGGTGCAAGGCCAAACCATC